CCCATTAAAGCGGTACGCGAGCTGGGTTCAGAACGTCGTGAGACAGTTCGGTCCCTATCCGGCGTGGGCGTAGGATATTTGAGAGGAGCTGTCCTTAGTACGAGAGGACCGGGATGGACGGACCGCTGGTGTATCTGTTGTTGACCAACAGCATGGCAGAGTAGCCAAGTCCGGCAGGGATAAACGCTGAAGGCATCTAAGCGTGAAGCCCCCCTCAAGATTAGATATCCCATTCTTTAAAGAAATAAGACCCCTTGAAGACTACGAGGTTGATAGGTCTGAGGTGTAAGTGCGGTAACGCATTCAGCTGACAGATACTAATAGGTCGAAGACTTATCCTGAGAGGTTCGAAAGATAAGCGGAAGAGATTGGAGAGAATGAAGTCGCAAGACTTTCTGTATGAAATTCTGAAGGTACATGAACAATAGAACATGTATCCATCAAACGTAAGATGTGAACGAAGTTTTGCTTGTTATCATCGAAGCGATTACCATAATGGCCCGGTGGCTCAGCTGGTTAGAGCGCCGCCCTGTCACGGCGGAGGTCGTGGGTTCGAACCCCATCCGGGTCGCTTGTAGCGAAAGCTACAAAATTAAATATATGGGATCTTAGCTCAGCTGGGAGAGCATCTGCCTTACAAGCAGAGGGTCACAGGTTCGAGCCCTGTAGGTCCCATTTATAACATGAGGACGTTTAGCTCAGTTGGTTAGAGCAATCGGCTCATAACCGATCGGTCCTGGGTTCGAGTCCCCGAACGTCCACTACGTTTTAAAATTAATATGGCCTGGTGGCTCAGCTGGTTAGAGCGCCGCCCTGTCACGGCGGAGGTCGTGGGTTCGAACCCCATCCGGGTCGCTTGCGAAAGCGCAAAATTATATATGGGATCTTAGCTCAGCTGGGAGAGCATCTGCCTTACAAGCAGAGGGTCACAGGTTCGAGCCCTGTAGGTCCCATTGTCCAAAGGACATGCCGGCGTGGCGGAACTGGCAGACGCACAGGACTTAAAATCCTGCGGGACTAACCTCCCGTACCGGTTCGATTCCGGTCGCCGGCATTAAACTTAAAGCCTGAAACTCAAGTAAAATCAAGGGTTTCAGGCTTTTTTTGTTGTGTAAAAATAACAGATAGGGGCAAAATAGGGGCAAAATCAAAGATTATGAGATAAGAGCGATAGAGTCGATAGCTTTCTTATCGTTTTCAATGACCTGCTTTGTAACATGAATATAAATCTCTTTTGTTACATCACTCCTGCTATGACCGAGCCTCCTTGCTATTTGTTCAGGTGTCATTCCGTTTGCAGCAAGCAAGGAAGCATGCGTATGTCTGAGCTTGTGCGGAGATATCTGGTGATTGAGTACAGATCTGGATTTATCTTTTAAGTAGTTATCATATGCCGCATATGATACAAATGATCCGGTACATATGTCAGGCAAGAACAATGTAGTTGAGATCTTGCGCTCTGACATGACCTCTTTTCGCCACAATCGGATTTGCTTGACTAAAATTTGCAACTCTGGTTGTATATGAATGTCACGAATGGAATGATCTGTCTTAGGAGTTGTCACAATCATGTTGATACTATCATATGTCTTATCTATATGAATGCTAAGAGTTGATAAATTAACATCCATGTCTTTCAATGCTGCAAGTTCTCCAAAACGGAGACCGGTCAATACTAGAAATTTAGTAACATAGTACCAATGCCACATATTCTGTTCCTGCATATATTTAAGAAGCATAGTTATTTCATTAGGCTCTAAATATTTGTTCTGTATATTTTCGTCTTGTGTTTGGTCTGCGAACAAGTCGAGCTTGCTGATAAGCCGATAGTTATCGTGATAGTCGTTTTTATATCCCCAGTTTAACATTGCTTTAAAACGTGTGATGTAAGTGTTAAGCGTAGATATAGGCTTATTACTATCAAGAAGCTGGCTATTAACATACTGAGCGGTGAGGTTGTTGACAATAGCATCCTTATCGAGTAATGATAGTACCGAATTAATGATGATATAATTTCTTTTTGTAGTTGATTGCTTACAAGTAACACACTGCGCGGCGTGATATGCTTCCTGCAATTCCTTAAGAGTAATCTTTTTATCCGTATACACAGAATTTAAAGCTGCATCAATCTTTCCATTTAGAATTCTCATAGCCTTGTTCCGGTTCTGAGGGGTGTCCTTAGGCATAGTAGTAGTGACCTTCTTCACTTTCTCGGTGAGCGGATCTGTGTATCTCTCACAGTATTTAACCGTTCCATTTTTTTGCGTTTCACACCACATAAATATCAACTCCTATCTAAAGATAGGCATAAAAATAAGCCTACCAAAAATAGAAGGCTTATGGTATAATGAACTCGCCAAAGTTGTTATAGATAAGCCTTCGGGTTTATATGTAACCTTTCCCTTGAGTGCTTCCAACACTTGGGGGATTTTTTTATGAAGTTGCACCGGTGCAACTTTTATACCATATATTCAATGATATAAGGAGCACCGTTATAGATGCCACTATCATGATTTGCTGGAGCATTGCCGGCTTCTAACTGCTTCTTATAGTCATCAACAGACATTCCATCTAATTCATCATTGAGAAGATTACAGTTATCGAGATCTGCAATATAATCATCAATGCTGTATATCGTGCATTTGTCAGGCTTCATGTAGTGGTCAATATCAGCCTTACACATGCCGGTACAGGTTTCAAGGATTTCTCTCTTATCATAATCGTAAATGCTTTTCATAATAATTCTCCTTTCATTTTGTAGGCTCAAATGCCTTTATGGCTGCCTGAATAAATTCGTTTCGACTTGTGTAGCCAAATTCTTTTACTTTTGCATCGATCACAGCCTTTTGCCCTTTTGGAACAACGACAAGAAATTTATCGTATGCTTTAGAATTATATTTGTTTTTCGCTTTCGTGGCAGAAGTGCCGGTACGTTCTGTCTGGTTACTCATCACATAGCCTCCTTTGTTTAGAATACATACTGCACATTGTAAAGGTCGATCATAAATCTATCAGATGTTACGCCTCTGAAAAAGTTACATTCTTCGGTGTCTTCCAGTGGAGCAGTGGAAGCGAACTGATTCAACATATCAGAGCTGCATGCTTCAAATCCGTCATGTCCATATACATCTGCTTTAATACCACACCATGTAACATTGATGCCTTCAGGAACATTTATATAAGATTTAAAGATTTCAGGAATAATGATACGCTTAATCTTATCTGGAGATACTCGATCTATAGTGTATTCGATATAATCGTCTTTATGAATATCATTATCATGCATCTGGTTTACAGATGCAGCACAGTCAACCTCTAAAAGTGCAACACCATAATTTGGAAAAGTGTTAGTGCCTTTAATTGGACTGAAAAGGTATACAACGGATGTATCGTTATTAGCTCTGCGGTCGGAATCCCAGTTGTTGTTTCCGCACTCATCAATGCTTAAGATTCCGTTTTCCAGTATGCTTTTTAAATTACAAATATCAACATTTTTATACAGCTTCATAAAATCACCTTCCCATTTTATTTATTTGCCTTTTTCTAAGAATCCTGCTATTATATATTTAAACACCGGGGGCGGTTAGCAGGATTGTTTCGGTATCCGCCCTCGTGTGTGCTCTTTTTTTTCTTTTAGTCTTTAATCAGTTCGGTTAAGTATTCAAGTAGTTCTTCCTTTGGTGTGTCGTTCTTGATAAGTGCTATGATCATTTTTATAATTCCTTTAAACTGATTGTTTGTCATTTGATTTTTCTCCATTTCTTAACTCCTTCCTGCTGTTCCCTTGCTACAATTATATTATATACTTATATAAGTATATTGTCAAGTGAAAAGCTAAATTTTATATATAATATTAGAATTTTTCCATCAAATTAGATAGGTTTATATGATGTATAGGAAATTGTACATTTACCCCATACAATTACATTGTCATCATCGAATGAATCGTTATCATTTTTAAAATCATTATCATCGTCGTCATCATCATAGTCATAATCATCTTTGATGGATGAAGAATGAAATTTTACCGAGATATCAGAAACTGGATATGTAAATAGTATCTTCTTCACATGAGTACAATGACTCTTTGGAACATATCCAACACGTTCATCGTTTACATAAACACCGATAGCATTTGGATCATGCGGATTTTGGGGATCAGGAATTAGTGTGGCGTGTTTCGGCCGAAATGCATACTGATATTTTAAAATAGTATCCTGAACAAAGCTTGTACCGGCAAGCTTGAAAGTAAAGGTTTCTGGTACAGCAATAACTCCAGGTTTTAATGGAGGGTATGCATGATTATGTGGTTGCATTTCTGAAGAGGATGGCTTGCGCAACTTTAATATTTTTGAATAGTATATATAAAAAAGAATAGCGATAATAGCAAGAATTAAAGTTATCAAGCCCAAAATGGATATACCTTTTGATAGCGATATAAAAGATATAGCACCTAGTACGCCAAAAACAATTAATGAAATACCTTGGCGACGTATTAGCACAGATACAAGATAAGTCTTTTCTTTGTAGTTAATAGAATCGTTCATGATCTATTCCCCCTTTTTCTTTTAGTATAATAAAAATAACCTGCCATACTCCGGGGCATAATAGCCACCAGGAGGTGTTATATATATGGTTGTATTGACCTGGCAGGCAAGATCAAAAAAGGACATAACGCTTATCAAGCTTGCGGAGCTAACCGGCATCAGTAAGAGTGCGCTTAATAATATTGAAAATGAAAAAGTGTCGCCAACCCTTGATGAACTGGAAGCTATAGCAAAAGCGTTAGATACAAGGATAACAGATCTTTTCGATAGTGAATATAAGTAAATTTCCATAATTATGGAAATATTGTAAAAGCATCACAATGCCAATCCTTATCGGCGTATAATGTCGAATGAAGGAGGGATTGAAATGGACTACCGAAAAGAGATTATCGTCTTGATAGAAGAGGTACAGTCAGAAAAACATCTGAGGTACATATATGATCTGATCAAGACACTGTTAGATGAAACCATCTAACCATGAACCGGGCAGGGTAAAACCTGTTCGGTTTATTTTTTTTCGCTCATATCAGCAAGCTCCTTTGCCTTGCGTTCCAGATATTCCCATTCATCAACAGATAAATTTGACAACATTGATATAAATCTATTTTTGAAAGAATCGCTTTCTTCGCTTAACAGCTCTTTAGTGAGTCTTGCGATATCGGCATTACGATTTGATTGCAAAAACATTTCACCAGTTCCATTGCGAAGCCATTCTTCATTTACATTAAATTCTCTACATATAGATGTTATTACCTGATCTGTTAGAGCGTTTATTCCGCATTCCCATTGACCAACGGTATTTCTTTTAACACCTAATCTTTCAGCAAATTTTTGCTGCGTAAGATCTAAAGCCTTTCTAAGCTGTTTGATTCGTTCGTTCATTGTGTATCACCTCTCTTTCTTGGTATTGAGGATACAACTTATTTGTAAAAATGTCAATACAAAAAAGTCATGTAAACAACAAAAGGCTATTAAAAGAACAAAAAACGTATTGACAATGATGTTTTAATAGCTTAATATAGCCATTGAAACAACAATATAAAGCCATAAAAACAACAAAAACACCGACGCAGAAAGGAGAAAAGCAATGATAAAGAAGATAAAGGAAAAACTTAGAGAACCGTTCTTTGTAGAAGACCTGCTGATAGATTATGTAAGACCTGCAGTGCTTGGACTGATTGGAGCGACAATCGGAATTGCTATATCGTATATGGCAGGATGGCTGTAGCGATTAGCAAATACACCGAGAAAGGAGCGTAACATATGAATTTTTTAGGTGCAGTTGCCGGCTGGGCTGCTGGAGCTTGTATCGGAGATATTCTGATCAAGAAAAAAGAAGAACGTGCAGAGAAGACAAATGTACTGAAAAAGCAGGAAGAGAGCTGCATGAGATTGGCACAGGAAGCACTCAGACATGTAAGAGATGCAAAAGAGCTGAAGAACAACAAGACATTTGGAGAACTTGCAAGCTTTTTATGCTGGCACGATGAAGAGGTAAAGGCAGTTACGATACTGCGATGCCTGCAGATGGTTGGATATGAGAATGAAATCATACAGGAGATTGAGAGAGAGATGAAAGATCTCTACTAAAAAGAAAGAGGTGAAAAGATATGTCAGAAAAGGAAAAACAGATCATTGAGACATTTTCAAATGTAATGCCAAAACTTTCCGAAAAGGATAAAAGCTATTTATTAGGCTTGGGAGAGGGCATGGCGATCAAGGCAGCAGACGAGGAAAAGAAAGAAAAGGAGACAGTATAGAGGAAGATGCTGATTGTAAATAAGGCTCACAATGATGTCTACAACTTGGACCATATCACCAATATGTATATAGCATCCAGTGGATGCTCTATAAAAGCGGTGACAGGAGCCACGACAAGAGGTGGAACACTCGGAGAATATGACAGCTACGATAAAACCAATATCGCATTTGAAATGTTAATATCTGCGGTTCAGAAAGGTGGCGAAGTGTTTTATATGCCAAGTGATGAAGACCTTAAACAAACCACCAGAAAAGAAATGTATCACCATGCAACTGGAAAGAAAACGAAGGGATATGGTGGTTCGTGAAGCAAAAAAGCATAAAGAACATAAGAAAAGAATTCAGAAAAAATGGAGTCTTTTACACTCCACCAGAATTAGCAATGAAGCTGAAGGAGTAGCCGTGGATGTAACAGGGAATATGGATATGCGCTGGCAGCAGGCATGACGGTTATAGATGTAGAACAGGAGGTCAAGGATGAATAAGGTAAATTTACTTGGACGTTTAACGAGAGATCCGGAGATTAGATATTCACAGGGAAATGATCAGATGGCGATCGCCAGATACACACTTGCTGTAGATCGGAGATTCAAGAGAGAAGGAGAGCAGACTGCAGATTTTATAAGCTGTGTCGCTTTCGGAAAGGCAGCAGAGTTCACCGAGAAGTATCTGAAGAAGGGAACAAAGATTGCAGCTACAGGAAGAATACAGACAGGCTCCTACACAAACAGAGACGGTCAGAAGGTATATACAACGGATGTTGTTATCGAGGAACAGGAATTTGCAGAGAGCAAGGCAGCAGCTTCAGGAGAGAATGAACAGCCAGCATCCTGTGATCCGCAGGGATTTATGAGCATTCCTGATGGAATAGAGGATGACTTACCATTCAAGTAGGAGGTGTGACATGTCAGAATTTGAAGTAGAAGCAAAAATGAATATGCTATGTAAGCCGGGCAGAATCATACAGATACGGACAAAAGAAATAACAGGCGGCCGGAATTTCATCATACGATGGAAGAAGTGGACAGTGATAAAAAGATACAAGCATCATGTACTGATGAGCTGTAGAGGATATCGTGAAAGCTTCACGAATACGGATATCAAAGAGATGATCCGGAAAGAAGATATAAGGTAAAGGAGAAATGAAAATGACGATAGAAGAAAAGGCACAAAGGATCAAATTGATCAGGAATTAGCATCGAATAACAGGGCAGAGCTTGATATCTATAAGCAGTTAAAAGAACAGAATGAGTATATCAAAAACCTGGAACAAAAACTTACATCGGCAACCTCGAAGAATGTTATATACGGATTTCATATCGATGCGCAGATAACGATGGAGCAACCGGAGGATACGATCCGGAAGGAGCTAACTACATTGATATTGAAGTGCCGCTTGAATCTACAGAAAGAATAAGTTATATCACAGAAATGAAATTCAATGAATACGGAATGTTTGTAAAAAAAGCGGAGAAAGATGTAAGCAACTACAGATACTATTGCTCAGAACTGATGGCTGACGCTACAAAAAAAGCTTATGCAGCAGTATCGGGCGAAGGATCGATTTTTGCAACAGATCTTACCAATGAGATATCAATCTATAACGGAGAATCAGGAATTTCATGCAGACCATATTAAAAGGAGGATAAAAATGAAACAGATTATATGCACATTCATCGGAATGGTAGGATCAGCGATTGCATCAATATTTGGAGGTTGGGATACCGGGTTGGTATCCCTTTTAATATTTATGGCACTTGACTATGTATCAGGATTGGTGGTGGCCGGAGTATTCCACAAAAGCAATAAGACCGACACAGGATCACTTGAAAGCAAGGCAGGATGGAAAGGTCTGTGTCGAAAATGCATGACGCTTGTATTTGTGCTGGTGGCATACAGGCTCGATCTAGTGATAGGAACAAATTATATCAGGGATGCGGTAATCATAGCATTCATGGCAAATGAATTAATTTCATTGGTTGAAAATGCAGGTTTAATGGGGATCCCGTTGCCAGCAGTGATCACGAAAGCTATCGACATTCTACAGAAAAAATCAGAAAGTGAGGAATAAAAACATGATGAAAGGTATTGATATTTCAAAGTGGCAGGGTACAGTCGACTTTACCAAAGTTGCAGCAAATGGGATTCAGTTTGCGATTCTTCGTGAAGGTTATAGTCAGGCAGTAGATGACAAGTTCTTTGAATATGCAAAGGGATGCCGTGCCAATAACATTCCAGTAAAAGGTGTATATCATTTCAGTTATGCACTTAATGCTGAACAGGCAAAGAACGAAGCGGCATTTTGTATTAAACAGGTTGAGAAAGCTGGACTTGGCAAAGATACAGTGATCTTCTATGATTTTGAATATGACACTGTAAAACAGGCGAAGAAAAAGGGTGTCAACCTTGGCAAGAGTGAATGTATTACTTTCACAAAGGCGTTTTGTGAGTATGTAACCAGTCATGGATACAAGGCGGGCATTTATTCTAATATCGACTACCACAAGAATATGTACACTGATGAACTGATTTCACAATACATTTACTGGTTGGCAGATTATACTGGTGATCCCGATTACCCTTGTGTGTTCCACCAGTACACAAGCAAGGGTTCAGTGAACGGTATTGCCGGAAATGTTGACCTTGATTATTTCTATGATGATGTTGTACAGCCTGAATCCACCACTGCAACATCTGGCTATGAAACATATACAGTGAAAAAGGGTGATTCCCTTTGGAAGATTGCCGCAAGGTATCTCGGTGACGGTTCACGTTATAAAGAGATTATGACTCTGAATAGTTTAACAAGTACAACAATCCATCCGGGCCTTGTCCTGCGGATTTCAGGAACAAACACAAAAGTGAACAAAGCAGCAAAGAAGACCAAGAAGACAAAGACATACACCGTCAAGAAAGGCGACACACTCTGGGGAATTGCGGAGAAAAACCTGAAGAACGGCAGCAGATATGTTGAGATTATGAGCCTGTCAAAGATCACAAGTACAACCATTCATGCAGGACAGGTTTTGACATTACCTGAAAAATAAAAAATACCATTCAAATGTCAATACTTTTAGCGGACATTGGGGGGGCATTTAGGGGCAAAAATATTACATTCAATTTCATATTCGATGCAATATGAAATGCCTAAAAGTGGCTTAAAACCTAGCTTTTTCAATTATATTCATAGCTGAGAAAAAAATAGAAAATTCCGGTCGCCGGCATTATTCAAAAAGCTTGAAACTGAAAGGTTTTAGGCTTTTTTTTCGTTTGTCTAAAAATGGACAAAAATTCTAGATGGATACAGTGGAAGAATCCAACGATCACATTTACATTGGAGGAAGAAAGATTGCAAAGAAGGTTACAGGCACTGTAAAACTGGGCAATAAAAAATATAAGGTTGTAAAGGGTGTTGTAAAAGGAACCATCAAAAAATAAAAGTATTTCATAAGGGTAAATCGAAATAAACTATCTTTCTGCGGAATGGCATGATAAAATAGAAACAGTATTTTTTAGGGAGGTTATGCTATGAAGCAGACAAGAAGTAAACAATTATGGCTGATGCTTGCTGCAGTAATGTGTATTTGCATACTGGCACTGATGGGTGCGGGCTCTTTATCAAAAGCTGATAATGCAGGACAGATGTATACATATAGTGCAGCAGCATCATTTGTATGTGATGCAAATGGTACGATCACCGCATACAAAGGAAACAAGAATGCGGAACAGATCATTGTACCGGCAACGATCAACGGCAGGACAGTAACAGGAATTGGCAATAATGTATTTAAGGGATGTGAAAGAGTTACTCTGATTGTAATTCCGGACACAGTTGTAACAATCGGCGATAAGGCATTTGAAAATTGTCAGAGCCTTAATACGTTGTATAGCTACAAGAAAACAACGAATGTAACGGCGAATAAGACGGCAACAGCAACGGATGCGGCTGGCACTACAGGTACTGCAACGGAAAAAGGTGTAGTAGTATCGTATACAGATATGGGCGCTATATCGATTCCGTCCGGACTGACGAAGCTTGGAACAGGAGCATTTGCAGGCTGCAGATCAATCGGCAGATTTGCAGTGCCGGAGTCAAGTGCATATTTTACAACCTATACATGGAATCCTGCAGATCCAAATTGCGCACAGATCAAGGGAAAAACGCAGGGAGAATTATTGATCAGCAAGGATGGTAAGATTCTGTATCGTATGGCATCCTTTAACTATAATGGCAAAGGACCATATACGTTTTCACCAAAGCTGACAGTGATCAATCCATATGCATGTGAGCAGAGCGGAATTACATGGGAGATCCGCATTCCGGATTCTGTGAAGACGATCGGTGATTATGCATTTTATAAATGCAACAATCTTGGAACCGTTTCATTTGGAGCCAAATCCAAACTGGAAAAGATAGGAGCTTATGCATTTGCATATAATAACAATATTCAGATCAAGCTTCCGGCAAGTGTAACATCTATCGGAACATATTCATTTGCATATTGTCCGAATATCATATTTGATATGTCAAAAACAAAGATTGAGGTAATACCGGATTATACATTTTATAATTGCCCAAACCTGAAGGATTTCAGAAAACCGGAAGAGAATGGTGGTTATGTAGGAATTGTTGTGCCGAAAACACTGAAGAAGATAGGAGCTTATGCATTCTATGGCTGTTCAAATGTAAATCAGGTGGTATTTAAGGGAACTACTCTGAAGTCCATCGGAACCGGAGCATTCCAGACCTGTGGCAACCTGCATGATATCGATATTCCGGAGGGTGTAACAAAGATTGCGAATGGCACATTTGATGGATGTCATAATCTGAATACGATAAAACTTCCGGACAGTCTTAAGAATATCGGAGATAATGCATTTAAGAATTGCAATAATATCCATGATATGGTAATTCCAAAGAATGTATCCCATATTTCAAACAACAGTTTTGCAGGAGCAAAGCAGGATGGTATTGATACTTCAAAGAATCAGTATTCCCAGAAATTTATCAAGGCAGAAAAACCTGCGGCAGTTGGAACAAAGTTCACAGTTGGAAAATTGCGTTATAAGATTACAAAGTCAGATGTGAAAAAAGGAACGGTTACATTATATGGAGCCAAGAAGTCTGTAACGAAAGCAACAATTCCTGCAACTGTTATGTATCAGGGCTACAAATTCAAGGTTACTTCTGTTGGCGGAAGTGCATTCAAGAATTGCAAGAAGCTGAAAACCGTAAAGCTTGGTAAAAATGTAAAATCAATTGGCAAGAGTGCATTTTACGGATGCAAGAAGCTTGCCAAGGTTACATTGGATGCGAAGCTTACAAAAATTGGTGATAAAGCATTTGCCAAGTGTACAGCGATCAAGAAACTCACGATTCCAAAGCAGGTAAGCAAGATTGGAAGCAAGGCATTTTATGGTGATAAGAAGCTGAAAACAATCACGGTCAAGAGCAGTAAATTAAAGAAAACGACCATCGGAAAATCAGCATTTACAAAGATAAATAAAAAAGCAACGATCAGCGTGCCAAAGAAAAAGGTAAAGGCATATAAATCAGCTTTCAAAAAAGCCGGAGCTGCAAAGAGCGTTAAGGTTAAGAAAATAAAATAA